ATCACCCATTGAAATAAGTCGCATGAGCTTTCCATCTTTATCTAGCTCTGCTTCAAAGCCGCCCGACCACCAGGAAGGTGCAGTATCCCACCAGTCTGGTGTATCACTTGCCTCAAAGAAGCCTGATTTAATCGCGTCCATGAAGCCCTGTCTCATTGTTGCGGCCTCTGCTGTAAGAACCTTCGCAAATGGGTCAAGCTGGCCAGATAGTTCCGTTTCCAGAGACTGTCCAAATAGTGTGGTCTTTGTTCCCATCTTTGGCGCAGTTGCGCTAGCCCCAGAACCGGCCCCAAAGATTGAATTAAAATATTGTGCTATTTGTTCTTGACTCTTGCCCTTTAGTGCGGTTCCGCGAGCCAGGTCACCTTCAAGTTTGTTCAAGGTGGCCATAGCGGCGGTATCGCCGCCAGTTGCCTTAGTGATAAGAGCATTGATTTGCTGTTCCATCGATTTCGTACCAGCGTCGACATCGGAGAATGTAAATCCAGAAGAAGACAGCATTGCGCCAAGTTGGCTACTTAGCTGGGTGACGCTACCCTTTTGCGCCTGACTCTGTGCTTTGCCGATTAATCCTGCTGCAGTTGGGTCAATTGCAATTCCGGCCAATGGGCCACCAGGACCAAATAGTTTTCCCTTTCCAACATTTGCGCCTGTACCAAAATTTTGAGCCATTGTAATCATGTTCATCAATGGCGTATCTGGGCTCAAATAGTTAGACAAGTCCTGAGATTTTGTGTAGTAATCAAGGAAGGCTTCAGTTGACGTATCTCCGCCTCGTATGTTTCCGCCGCTGGCCTGAAGCACGTCTTTCATTTCTTTGGTTTTCTTAAACACTGCGAATACGTCAAGCGAGGCAACCTGTACATCGCGAAGCCCGTTTCTGAGTTCGGTTGCCGTCTTTACCATGCCAACGCCAAGCTTCTTCACTGCATCAGTGAGCGTAAGCGTGGTGTCGTACAAATTTACGTTCTTGCGCATAGCTAAATCAAATATGGCCTCAGAAGTCATTCCCGTTGACTGCTTGAGGGCCTTCATTATTTCGTCGAATTGGTCCAGCTGAGGACCAACAGCCATTCTCATGGTGTCCGAAATTTCTTTGAGTTTCGCAGTTGCGTCCTTGTTCTTGTCTCCAGTTGCGAGCGAGAGGTCATTGCCCCCAATGATGCCAGCGTCGATGTATGGCTTTAATAGAGCCTGTCGCTCTTTTGTGCTCTTTGCTGCGGCATATTTACCGGAAAGACCAGTCATGGTGGTAAGCATTTGTCTTCCGCCAGCGGTACTTCCCTTTGCCGCACCAGCTAGTGTTGCTGCTGCAATCGAAGATATTTGCGCTTCGCCAATTCTTCCCATGGCGGCAGCCACTGCCTTTTTCTGATTTCGGTTTGCGGCAAGTGCACCGAGGCCAGCACCGACCAAGCTTCCGACGGCAACACCGAGTGGTCCTGCAATCATTCCTCCAATTGCTGCACCGCTTACAGCTCCGGCAACCATGCCGCCCTTCTTTGTCTTTGCGCTAAGGGCCGTGAGTCCTGCACCAACGGCGACTCCAAGCAGCGGATTAATCGACATTAGGCCAGCGCCAGTTTGCAGTGCTCCGGTTGCTTCCTCCGACACCAGTCCCCGTTGACTGAGATTGTCGATAGCCATTCCGGCCAGAAGTCCAGAAGCTACGCCCATACCACTGAAACCAGCTCTTGCGCCAGCCTTTAAGCCTTTAAATTTCGAAAACTTAGCATTCGCTGGCAACTTCCCTTCAGCAACTGCTTTGTTGAAATTTTCTTTAGACAACCTATAGCCAGCGCCAAAGTTTCCACCCTTTAGACCAGTGACAGCTCTGGTGTACATATTTCCGCCAGGGCCAGCTTTTGCAAATCCAAGCTGCCCCCTCAGTTCCGTTCCAAAACCCCTATACCCAGTGGTGCCATAATTTTGTCCGAGCAGTCCCCTAAGTATTCCACCTTTGATTCCTCCAGCTGCGGCTGAAACTCCACCAGCGCCCATCGCTCCGCTTATCCCGGCTTGACGCGCGGCAAACGCAGCGCCACCTTGGTCCTTCCCAAGCCATGCCTGATACAAACCGTACTGAGCGGCTTCTTTCATGCTTCGCATATTTGAGCGGAAGGCTCCGGGAAAGCCCCTAATCCTTCCGCCAATAGTGGTATATTGTCTTCCGGGAAAGAAGCCAGAACGCTGCATTTGTGCGTCTCTTCTATATCTATACGCATCAGTTCCCAATAGACTTGAATGTGGACCAGTTGGCGTATCTGAACGCATCCTACTTCTTCGGAATGACGCTTCATATTGCTCTCTTGTCATCATTCTCATGCCGATTGCATCAAGGTCCTGAGAAACACCTATTTGCCTGCCGGCAATATTTGTTCCAGGGCGACCAGAATAAAGCGTTGGGGCCCTATATCCACGCTGCTCCAATGGGAGGTCAGACATACCCCTATTTCGCGTTACATATCTAATAATGTCACGCTGATAGTCAGCGTTCGACTGTCCTGGTTTTCTTCGTGGAAGAGTTTTATATCTTCCGGTTGTTGGGTCAACCGAACCTCCACCCATTCCACCTCTTAGGGTGCTTCCAACTGCTGCGGCAGAAATTGCGGCGGCCGCAGAGCTAAGTGCTGCAGCTGAGCCACTCAATGCTCCGGCAGCTGGAGCCATTGCTGCAGTCGTCGCTGACGACATTGCACCAGATAGCGAACCAAGCCCACCAGCTGCAACTGCACCACCAGCGCCTAGTGGCTGCCCGCCGTAAATCATGTCATCAATTGATGGGGAAAAACCACGATTCCTGTCGAAACGAGCGGAACGTCTACCCTTGAAGGCGAGCGCCGTAAGACCGCCAATTAGCCCAACAGCACCAACGGAGCCGCCCTTGCCGGTAATCTGAGAAATAATACCAGCAATCATTTTCATTAGATTGCCAAGTCCGGTAAGCAAAGGGTTGATAATTGGGAGTGCAGTTGCAAAAGCCTCGCGCACAGCTCTGCTTATTTCAAAAAATCCCTGAACCACATTTTTTAGCGCATCGCCGAACTCAAGAAAATCGTCTTTGTATTTAACGGCCTGTTCATCAAGGGCCGTGACGCCTTTGCCAATTTGTCTGAAAATTTCAATTATTGGTTTGCCGAACGTTTTGATTACTATCGAACCGCCGTCACGAAGTGGGTCGAGCGCGTCTCTTACTTCCCTAAAATAAATTGCAAAACCTTTGAAAAAGTCACTTGTTCGTTTCCAGAACCCCTCTGTTGCGGGCAAGAACTTTCTGAACATCAGCACGGCAAAATCTTCAATCTTTGCTGTTAATGCGACCAGCGAGTTCAAAAATGGGCCACGACCGAACGTGACAAGGTCTCCAGATATACGTCTAAACGTGCGGGTGAGCCCCTGGAAAATATCAAACATCGCCTTTTTAATTGGCTCAAGAACACGTTGTCCAACATCGGATATTTCTACAAGCGCCTGGCTTATGTAGACCTTGAACTGTCCAAACAACGTTCTTGATATAGCATCAGCCTGACCAGCGACACCAGCTTCTGCAGCAAGCTTCCCGCTCATTAGGTCGTCCATGAAGGATTGCATGTTTTTGTATGAACCCTTTTTAAATGCCTTATCAAATTCAGGGCTTATTTGTTTTGCAGCATTTACTGCCTCTGCGGTGAACTTCTTTTCTTTCTGAAGTAGACCTATGAATGACGCGGCAGCTTGGAGGCTCTTGCCTGGGTCGCCGCTTGCTTGAGCAAAATCAGCCATGGCCTTCAGGGCGTTCTTTGACGCTGGCGTGAATGCTGTGCTCTTGCTTACTGCCGCAAACGCACCAGCAAGCGCCTGCACTCCGAATGTTGCAAGCGTTGCATCCTGGTAGAGACTGCGCAGATTCTGCGAAGACTGGTCTAGCGCGCTACCAAGCTGTGCGGAGTCCTTGTATCTGAACTGATACTGAGCGGCTTGGAATTCTCTGAATGCTGCAGCTGCACCAATTGCGGCAGCACCAACAGCAGCCATTGTTCCAGCCAGGGCTTGCATACCGTAGTTGTAGAGACGCATCGCAAATCTTCCGATTGCAAACGCCGCATTAACGCTGGCTATAGACAGGGCGGAAATACCAAATTCGATTCCAATTGCGATGACCGTGAACATAATGAGCCGGGCCATCTTCAGGAACTTGCCACCAACTTTTTCTAGGAGTGTAAGGTCCCTAGTGAATCCCTGGGCGCTCTTGCCGCTTTTATTCATTGACCCAGAAAGCTTGGACATTGAACCAGATAGGCGGTCGGTCCTGGTTTCTAGGCGCTTAGCTACCCTTTCGAAAGCCAGTAGCTTTGCCGACGCAGCAGTTAGGTTGCGCTCGCCTTTAACATCAATGTCAACTGTTAAATTTACGCGCTCGTCAGCCATGACCCTACCTAGGTAATAAAATCGATGCGCTAGTACCCTTGAGACTTGCGCTCGGCTGCCTCACGGTCTGCCTCAATTACTTTAGCACACGCGAGCCTTATTATCCATTGCTCAAATGAGCAGTTGAGCAATTCTATTGGGTCCGTCCCAAACAACTCCCCCAAACGGGCGGCGGTTATTATTCGGTTATCGTCAACTAGTTCGTCGAGGACGGCATCGTAGGGTTTTCCTGCTGTTCCACAGTGTCCCCATACCCCGCAGCGTCGATTATCGCGAGCGCTGCAGACTCAAGATGCGGGTCAAGCCCGAAAAACTTTTGCACTGCGTCAGGAAGGGCGCGTGTTGCACCAGTCATCTTCAGCACTGCCGGAGAAGCAAATCCAAGAGACTTGCCGTCTTCGAGAACTTCGTCACCGTTAAGGTAAATTCCCTTTGTCGTATGACCAATTACCTGACACGCGAAACGAATTGCGTCAAGGCCGCTCTTTGATTCAGAGCCAGCATTCTTCTGCCACGCCTTAATTTGCTGTTGCGTGATGTTTGGGCTGATGAGGAGAGTTACTCCTGGCCGCTCTGGGACATTGATGAAAATGTCTGGCCTGCTGACTTTCTTTGCAATCACTGCAGTCAACTGACCAAGAACATTATCCGAATCCAAGCTGGGCTCGTTATCGAAGTTATCTGATTCTGTGTAGAGGTTCGTCATGGTGCAAACACTAGCACCAGCAGAAGCTGGCTAGTGGATGTCAAGTAGACGTATTAACCCTGTGTTGGGGCGCCTGAGATTGCGAACGTGAGCGCAATCGTGGCTGGAGCTCCAGAGGAGGCATCGCCTTCTGGCTCCGAGAGACCAACAAGGAGGGCCTGCGAGTACACGCGCTCTGACTGAGCGTTCTTCAGGTCACAGTCTGTGTCGTAAATCTTGATTTCGTAGTAAGCACGACCAACCACCAGGCGAATGTCCTTGATGATTGTTCTGAGGTCGGCATCGTAGTGCTTGGTGAGCGTGATGTCGCCGACTTCCGAAGGCGCACACAGAACCTCTGGGAACGGAGTGCCGCCAACGTAGATTTTCTCCACTGCTGCGGTGATTTCACCACCCGAGACCTGAGCAAAGTAACCAGACAACGAAGGGCCAAGTACCGCGCCCCCGGAGAGCGGCGTGATTTCGGCAATGATTTGCCGCTGAGCCAGTTTAGTTGAAAGGGCCATGTATTCCTCCGTGTTTCTTTCTTATTACACCAATGTTGAAGTGAGGTTGGACTTGGTGATTTCAACCTCAATCTTGTCTCCAATTGACGACACTCTTGCACCAACTTTGGCCTTGATTACGCCATTGGCAAGTTGCGAGAGTGGGTTATTGGCGTTATTCACCTGAACTGTATAGCCAGGGTCAATCTGCTTGCCGTTGGCATTGAATGCCTCGTACAGGCCACCGCCAGTGCGGATTCTGTCCATGATTCCAACAAGTGTCGCCTGGACTCTGGAGAATGTTGACTGACGGCCATCGATTGGAAGGAAGAGCAACGCTTCGAGCGCTGTTTCTGCCTCGTGAACGATTTGGTTCAGAACTTCTCTTGCGATGATGAATCGGTAGTTTGTTGTGTCTTCTGATGCAGAGCGAGCTCCGTAGATTCGCACCGAGTCATTAATAACTCTGATGGCATTCACGAAACCGTCATCGAGGCTGTCGGCATCCGACTTCGAAAGTGCGCTATACACACCAGTCGCGAAGCGAGCTTCAGTTCTTTCTCCGGCGTATGGGTTCCACGAGCCGAATGCATTGTGCACTCTTGCACGGGTGCCACAAACATAACCCTCTGGTGGAACTGTCATGGTCAAAGAGCCATTTGGTATCTTCACCCATGGGTAGAAGAATGTACCGTACTGTGCGTTCGCTAGAGCGGAGTGATTTGCGGCCTCAGAAATTGCAGTCGCAACATCGGTGTCCTTTGCAAACGACATCACTGCGATGCGGTTGTTGTTTTCCGCATGCGACAAGAGGTAGTTGCGAACATCTTCAGAAACAAACCCAGGGGCGCATACTGCACCAGGTCCAAGGTTTGAAGTGAACGTTCCAAGAGCCGTATCCACGTCTGCGTCGACGAGGGTCGAGCCATTCGTGCCACCGGCAAAAGTTGTCGCTGATACGACCTCTGGAATTCCGTCTGACGCACCAGCGGCAGCTGTCAGGTAAAGCGCAGCAACATCGCTGTTGTTGATTTCCTCAATTGCACCCTCGGCGGTTGTATGTGTCGAGGTTGTGTACACGAGGTCGCCATTTAGACGAACCTTAATTCTGAAGTTCACGCTGGCAGTTGGCTGCTCAACCTGTGCGGTAAGGCCATTGCTGTTTGCCCATGTTCCGGTTCCAGAAGCAAGCAAGTTAATGCATGTTCCGACGCCATCAGAAAGGGCGAGGCTTGCCTCAACGGCATCCTCATCAACAACGCGAGAGACGTACGCGCGAGCGCCGCCCTCTTCAAAAAATGTTTCGATTGTTTGGTGTACGTATCCGCTTGATACGTAGCCACCGAAGATGTCTTCGAAATCAGAGAGACTCGTCACCAGGTGCGATGTGCCGTCTGGTCCCCTTTCGGTAACTCCAACAACAAACATTGTCGCGGTGGGTGAGGTCTGAACATTGACCGGGCCGGTGCGAACCGAAGTGGTGACAACTATTCCTGGCATTTTTCCTCCGTCCCATGTTAGAAAGGAACTATTTTGAATGAGACTACTGAAATTATACCGACTCAACCATCAATCTGGCGTATGTTTTAGGCATTGTCGGATTTGAATAGATTGCCCAGTTCGTCAACCTTGGCTTTTTCCTCTTTGGCAATTTTTTTTCGGCTTTTGCGCTTTGGCTCGCCCTCAGTTAAGGCTGGTTCTGCCTGCTTTGGTTGGCGTTTCGGCTTTTCTGGTTTATCTGCCTCTGCTGCTGTTTGTACGCCAGCGACCGGGGTATCCAAAACTGAAAGGATATTTTTGTTAATGAGATTTTGTGTTATTGGGTTATTTGGCTCAATAAGCGCGAATGCCCTGCCCATCATGTACTTGCCCTTTGAGGCCTGAATCATTTGCGACGACAGGTTTTGAACCTGCACTAAGTGGGCGTACTGGCGCTCGATGACGTCGAGCTTTCCGTCGAGGCCGATAAAAGTATCTTGAGCTGTCATTGGATTACCACGCTTGCTGCATTTTCAAAGTTATCGATTGGTGAGCCCAGTGGATTCGAGCCAAGAGTAAGTCGATACTCATCAACGGAGTCGGCAATATTTTCTCTAGCAATAACCTCATCGATTGATAGCTCATAGCCCAAATAGGCACCAGCTAAAACTCTATCACCCTTAAGAAGGGTTAAATCTGAAAATTCTTCGACAAACGTTGTTTCTTCAATTCTTGCTTCTCTTTCAGCGCCCTCGCGCTGCAGGCAGGGATAGTCGAGCAGCGCTGAGCGAACGACCGTGGTTAGCCTGTCTCGCATTGCCGTTGTCTGTTCTGAGCCCTCTGTTCTCACCCATACATATGTCCTCATCGAATAGGCAACCCTATATAGCGGGTCAAGCCCTAATCCATATTCCAATCTGTTGAATGAACGTGTCGATATTGCAACGGTGATTATTGTTGGCCACGCGTCAAGAACAAGAGGCTCATACGTAAGATATTCACTCGGTGTCGGCAAATCGGAATCACTCAAATTCCAACCATTGCGATATCTCAAGATACGATTTGGAATGTCTACCTTAAGGTAGTCAGTTACAAACGATTTTGCAAACTGCGCACCATACATCAGTTCGGCAGGCATTAAATAATCTCCCCACTAGAAATCCAATTAACGGCATCTGCTCCGAGCTTCTTTGCAAACAGTGGCGGCTCGAAAACTATTTTACGTTTTGGCATTTTTGTTGTTCCATATTGATGGAACTTTGCATACTCAACACTTGTTCCAACGGTAATAGAAGTATTTGTCATTGTTTCGAACGACGCTGTTGCCCCAGTCAAGCTTGCGAATAATCTTCCGGTTTGAACCATCGGTGGAGCACCTGGGAATCTTGCCATTTTCCACGCTGCGTATACCGGGTCGAGCGGAGCCCATCCACCCACCGGTAATCCATTTGAAGCAAAGTTAGATGCATTTGCAAGCTTAATCTCTTGTTTTGCTTTTACCAAAACTGGAGTAAATAGCTTGGTGCGAGCATGCATTGCGGTTAAACGGGCAACCGCCTTTTTTACGCCATAAATGCGCGTATCGATATCAATTTCCATTAGATTCTTCGCCTTCTCCATCTGCGAAGTGCGAGAAGTTCTTTCTCCATGAATCCTGTTTCCATTGGCGCAACATTTCTAGTTGTGAGGTCTTTGACGCCAACCACATCGTCGTGCATGTTTTGCATTTCTCTTGTTGCTGCTCTAAGTATGAATAACTTAAACATGCTTATTGCTTCCCCATCAAGACCGCCGGTATAAACGATTTCCACAACATCATTTGGGAAACCGCGATACAGCTCTATTCCATACCTCTGCACTGTGTAGTCATTTCCTGTTGCTGTTGCATCGCCGCCAGATGAGTAGGCGGCCAGAGTGTCCGTATATTTGCCAACGGTGAAGGTCGATGACGTAACTGCCGTTATCTCTCTGCCAGACATGTTGTACGAGGATGGTGTTACGTTCTGCACTACAACACGCTGTCCTATGCGGAAATCATGCGCTGCACTAAATGTCACATTTTCTCCAGATTGAGTTGCTCCGGTAATTGTCGCTGTCCGCTGAATCGCTTCTGCCAGGTACGTTGGCGCTTGTGCAAGATTTCTAATTGAAACCGACTCGACCGAAACAACAGGTGTGTTTCTCAAACTAAGGACTATCGATGGCTGAATGTAGTTCATTGTGTCGCCTGTTGTATCCAGGCTTGCGTCATAGAAAAACGAAGTTGCAGGAACACCCTGAAAGTAA